TTATTGCGGCGCACGTTTTTTCCGGCTCGCCACTGGCACGCTGGGGGTGTCGCTGAGCTGGATGATGTCTTGGGGCGTGCTGTCTTCCGGGGCTGACAGCAGCAGCTCCATGCGCTGGAGCATTTGCAGCGAATGGGGCTCCATCTCGTCGCGGGAGCCGATGACGTAATGCACGATTTCCAGCGCCTGGCGGCGCTGCTCGGGCTGCGTCAGCAGCAGTGGCAGGCTTTGCAGCGCCTGCTCGGGCTCGAACTCGACGATGATGGACTGCTCGCGGATCATGGCGGCGCGCCGGTCCGTTCCCAGCCCGGCAAACGCCTCGTGCGTGGTCAGAATCTGCGACGAGCGCTCCAGCCGGTCGCGGCGCACCGAGCCGCGCGACTCGGCCAGCAAAATCAGCATGCGGATCACGCCCGCTTCAAAGCTGCCCTTGTCCACGCCCAGCAGCATGGCCTGAACTTCCGGCAGGTAGCGCAGCTCTTTGGGGTCTTTGTGCGTGCGTTCGTGCGCGTGGGCGGCGCCCAGCCAGTGCATGAAGGGCGAGCCGTAAATCGACAGGAACGTCATTTCAAAGGCTGCATCGCGCAGGTCGCGGTACAGGTCGATGCCCTGCATGAAGGCGTTGGCCATGACTTTTTCCAGCCCGAAGAACGGGTTGTCCAGCGCGGCGGGCTGGCGATGGGTGCGCGTCCATTCGGCGGCTTGGCCGAGTACCGGCATCACCGGATTCTGGTCCGCAAACATCTTGCGGCTCAGGCGCGAAGAATGGCTGTCGCGCAGCGCGTCAGCGATCTGGGGCGTGATCATGCTCTGCACCAGCGGGCGCATGCTGGTTTCATACATATCGGCGCCCATTTCGGACAGGCGCGAGACGGCGGCAAAGTCGCGCTCCTGGTCGCGGTCGTTTTTCACGACGGTCAGGATGTCGGCGGTGGTGCGGTCGTGGAAGCTGACGACAAATTCTTCATTCAGGCCTTCGCCGGCGGAGTGGTCGATTTTCATCTCGTACAGGCCGGGCGCCAGCGTCTCGATAGTCTTGAGCGTAGAGCCGACTTCGGCGTGTTCCTTGCGCGCAATCGACGAGGACACGAAGATGCCCAGGTGCCCGACCTTGTCATGCACCATATAGACGATGCGCTGGCCGCGCACGCGGATTTCCTGCTCGTCGCTGTAGGTATCGACAATCCAGTTCAGCGCCTGCTGCGGCGGCGTGATGTTGTCGCCCCGGCTGGCAAACACGATGATCGGCGAGCGGATCGCCTTGAGGTCGAGGTGGCGGCCCGGTTCGAGCTCCGCCTGGCCGCGCGCCAGCTTGTTGCCGATAAAAATCTGCTCGACGATCCAGCGGATTTCGGCTTCGTTGTTGAAGTGGTAGCCGCCCCACCAGCGCTCAAACTCCAGGAAGGAGTCGCGGTTTTTATCGACACCGGCATACAGGTCGTAGTATTTGCCGAAGAAGTTGCGGCTCGGGTTCAGCATCTCGAAGTTGGACACCAGATGCGCGCCGTCAAACTCGCCGTTGCCCAGATCGGACATCAGCAGCGCAGGCACGACGCCGCCGAGCAGGCCGCCGTTGTAGCGCATCGGGTTCTCGCCGATCTGGCCGGACCAGGTGGCCACGGGCGCCCCGTTGAGCACCAGCGGGCCGGTGATGTCCGGGTTGGCAGCGGCTAGCAGCAGCGTGGCCCAGCCGCCCTGGCAGTTGCCGACGACGACCGCCTTGGGCGCCTCGGGGTGGCGCCGGGTAATCTCGCGCAGGAATCCGGCTTCGGCGTGCATCACATCGACCAGCGTTTGCGTGGCCTCGGGATGCTGGCGAAAGACGACAAAATAAACCGGGTGCCCGCCGCGCAGCGCGACGCCGACCTGGCTATCGGTCTTGAAGCCGCCAATGCCGGCGCCGTGACCGGCGCGCGGGTCAATGATCATGTAAGGGCGCTTCCAGTCGAACACTTCGACGCCTTCGGCGGGCAGGATTTTCAGCAGCAGGTAGTTCACTGGGCGTGGCAGGTCGCGCCCGTCCACGATCACGTCGTAGTTGTAGTTGAGGACCGGCGGCGTGCCGGCTTCTTCGTGCGCCTTGTCGTTGTTGCCGCGCTCGCGCAGCACGTCCAGCGTCAGCGTCAGGCGCTGGGCGGCATCGACGGCGTAGGCGCTGGCATCGCTGAGCGACTGTCCGCTGCAGACAGCCTGCGCCAGATTTTTCTGGAACTCGGCCAGACCCAGGCCCAGTAGCTGCAGGCGCTCGGTGTGGGTTTTACTGATTTTGTCCAGATGGTGCTGGCCGCTGGCCATGACCCGGTTCGACTGGGTGGACAGGGTGGCAAAGTCGCCTTGCAGGCGTTCGTTAAGGTTGGCAGGACTGAAAGTGGGTTTCATGAGTTTTTCGAGTGAGGCGCCAGGAGCGGCAGAAAATTTGTTTTTTTAAAAGAGAAGAGCCGACGTTTGCAGCTTAGGCAGCTTGCACGACAGTGGCGTGAAAATAGCAGACAGCAGGTGCAATGCGGGCTCAAAAAGTTTGATGCTGGTCAAACTTTTCGTTAATTGCTGCGGTGCAGCATGTCAAAGCCATCAGCGCCGGGCTTGAAGCCATCGCGCTCCAGCTCGGCCTTGATCCCGGAGCTGATCTCCCGCGTCACCTCCAGGCCCAGGTCTTTGATCGATTGGCTCATCAGCTCGCCGCGCAGTACCAGCATGCCGCGCAGTTCCTCCCACTGATGAATCCGTCGGCTTTCCTCGTGGTTGAAGGGGTCGTTGCGGACCTGTTCGCGGGCGTGCGGCTGCAAAAAAGGCGATTCCCGGTTCAGGATGCTCAGGATGTTGGCTTCGGTGACCATTGGCGCATTGAGCGACATGGCGAGCCGGGCAATCCGGGTGTTGACTTCGACTAGCGTGTTTTCGACACGGCTGGCGCTGTTGAGCAAGGAGGTTTCGTCCTCGGAAGGTTCGTCGTGGTGCATGGATACCTTTTCAAGCGTGGGCCTGGGTTATGGAGTCTGCGTGGCGGGTTGCGGTAGCGAACGGAACGTCAGGTTAGACGGAGCATTTTTTATGCCAGAAAGATCGGTGTGCGCGACTTGCGCATCGGGATGCGTGTGACAGAAAGCCGCGCCCGCCATCCTAACCGACAGCGCTGGGGCGAGCTGGACCGCGCTGGAATGGCTGTGTTCAGTAAAAAAGCGCGTGGCGCCCGCGCTCGCCCTTTTCCAGGCCTGTGAACACCACCGCTTTGGCGCTGGCGTCCCAGACGAAGGACTGGCCGGTGTAGGGGTTGCGGGCTGGCGCTTTGGCCAGTTTTTGCGCCAGCTGCCCGGTGGCCACGCGCTGGCCGCGCAGTTCTGAAGCGCGCTGCGATAAATTGTCATGCTGAGTTGAGATAAGTTCGAAGCTAATCTTTTGCACTATCTGCAAAAGAATTGCAATACAGAAACTTTTCAAACCTCAATCACTTTGCTTGATATTAAGAACTGATTGCAGGCGCCTGAGCCAGCAGTTCTGTCTTGCGCCCTGAAGCCGCCGTAGTGCCAAACCAGAATGCCATCACCACACCCCAGCCGGTGGACAGTGAGCCCAGCATCAGCAGCATCGCCTGTGAGTTGTCCGTCACAGTCAGCCAGCCTTTGAGTAATCCAACCAAGATGCCAAAGTAGCCGAGCGTCACGATTCCCGACAGCACCGCCGGGACTGCGCTCCGGGTCGCACCCTGCAGCGCACGCGCATCTTTACGATCACCTGCAGCTATAGCCTCCAGATCTGAAAGCTGCTTGAAGCCGAGTTCCTGCATTTGCAGTGCAAAGCTTTGATCTGCCTGCTTGAGCGCCAGCATCTGCTCGGGTGTGGCGCCGCTCAGCGCCTGCTTGACAGCATCGACGGTCTTATCAGAAATGCCCAGCGCATCAGCGGCGGCCTGCACCGCCATTCCACCCAGCGGGCCACCCAGCGCCGTACCAATCCACGGGGCAACCGTGCTCATAATTTTATTCAAGTCCATTCAGTTTTTTCCTTTTTTAAAAGATGCGGGAATTCTTCAAACCTCAATCACTTCTATCGGCAAATTTGGTGCAGCGCCCTCAATCACCCCATCCCTGACAAACACGCGCTGGCCCCCAGTCGCTGCGCCACGCGCCTGCAACCGGCCACCGCCGGGCAGCTCAATGGTAGCCACTCCGTCAGCAATGGCCAGGACGGTGCCGACCTGCAGCGGGCGCGCTGGCAGCAGATTCAGGAAGGTTCGGTAAATATTGGTCATGGACAAGCCTTAAAGATGGGTTTCAACCGAAAGGGTTTGCCGCAGCACTGGCCGGGACCAGTCCAGCGCGATGTTGCGCACCAGCCCGATATGTGTCTCCGACTCATTGCGGTAGCGCACGAATCTGCCTGGCAAGATCAGTCCGGTCTCGGGCAGCACTGGCAGCTTTAGGCTGACATCGGCCTGCATGCCCGTGTCAGCCAGCTCAGCCAAGCCGCGCTGGCGGGCCGCGTCAGCATGGGTAATCAGGGCATGGGTGACCATAGGCGCGACGCTGTCGCCCGCCGTGCCTGCGCGGGTGACTTGGCCCAGCACCCCGGCGCCGATGCCGCTGACGTGGATGCGGTTGTAAGCGGCCTTGCGCGTCCAGGTTACGCCCTCAACGGTCGCAATGCCGGGCAGCTCAAAGTCCGGCACCACATCGCCCCAGTCCCAGGGCGCGACTGGGTACTTGGGCAGGATGCGCAGGGTCTGCGCCGTATCGTGCGGCTGCACATAACCACCGGCCGCGCCCACGATGTCCAGGATGGCGCTGATATAAGTGCCCTGGTACGCCCATGCGTTGCCCGGCACCAGCCAGTCAGTCAGACCAAAATCCACATCCCAGCCGATGCCCACGCCATTGATCGTCAGCGTATCGAGCATGAGCTGCTGCGCGGTGCGCGCCTCGGCATTGCCGAAGTTTAGGGTTGGTGCATAAGGCGTGTCCAGGATCGCCGCCGTGCCGCGCCCTTTGATCCCCACCCGGCCTTTGGCGAACTGACGCTGGCGGTCTGGACCTTCAACGCAAAGCCGATACGGAACACCGTTGACAACCGCCTCCACCTCAGTCGGATCACCGCTGATACCAGGCTTGACCAGTGCCAGGGCATTGACAGGGATGGATGTGCTCCACGACCAGGTCCACGATTGCCAGTCGAGCGACATGTTGAATCCGAAAGCCGGAATCGGCGCGCCGTCGCTCACGCGGCGCAGGGTGATTGAATTGATGGTCACATAAGCCCTTAAAAATGGGATGACAACGCGGGCCGCAGGCAGCGGCGCCCGTCCACTTGGATAAGCTGAAAAAACCAGATGCAGCGGCAGCCCACGTAAAGTCTGGCGCTGGAACAGCAGATGCGCGCTGCCCACATACCCGACTGGCGTCACCACCACGGGCGGCCAGACGCCTTTTCCGACAGCGGGCCACCGAGCCAGCTGCCACGGTATGAGCCGGGCGGTTTCGATGTGATTGGCCCGGCCCATTTTCCCGGCCGCAAGATACCCGCACTGGCTGGCTACCTGGTGCAGCGCAGCGGCTGTGTGCAGCAGCCGGTCGGCGACCTCAAACTGCCCGGCGGCGCAGGTGCCCACCGCCCGCGCCGTCTGCCATGCGCTTTGGCACACCTGCGCCAGGCGGTCGGCCGCCTGCGCCAGGCTGGCTGCCTGCAGCGCCAGCGAATGAGCCACCTGCCAGCCTGGCGCGGCAGCCAGGACAGCGCCGAGAGCCACGCGGTGCGATATATCCACGGCGCGCCGCACAGGCAGCGCCTGGCGCCAGCTTGGTGCCGCGCTGAATTGCTCGCTGCGGGACGTACGCCATGCGCCGCTGATGGCCTGCCTGGCGGGCGCGGCCACCTGCTGGGGCGCCCGTGCGGGCCGGTGCAAATAGCGCGTGACGCGGTTGTCGTAGATCAATTTTCCCGACAGCTTCAGGCCGGGCAGCAGGGCAGTCGCCTGCAGGGTGACGCCATCGAGCGCCGTGAGGCTGGCGCGCAGCGCCAGTCCGGGCAGCGCCGCCCGCAGCGCCAGCCCGTCGAGCACCGCCAGGCGAGCGCGCAAAGTCAGGCCCGGCAGCGTGGCCCGCAGCACCAGGGACGTATCCTCGGCTGCGACTGCGCCGTCCACCGCGCCAAACACCAGGTCGCACGGCGGGCCGGCTATCTGGGCAGCACGAAAAACCAGATTGACATTGGCCGTAGGTGTGACCGTGCCGCCCACGGCACCGAACACCAGGCCGTATGGCGGCCCGGCAATCGGCGCCGCGCCAAAGCTGAGATTGACAGCCGCCACGCGTTACCCGAGTTTGAGTTCGAGCGGATGCACCTGGCCGCCTTCGTACAGGACCGGCACGAGCAGGCACAAGGCGCCATCGACTACCGGGTCGCCCGGCGCCAGCACAATGACAGGCACGGAAAGGCATGGCGCGCCGCTGCCGTTCACAAACAGGCCCCAGGTCGGCGTGCCCGTGGCCACATTCATTGCATTTTCAGCCGCCGTTCCAAGTGTCAGTTCGCCTGCCTCAATCGTGCCCGACGGCTCGGCCAGCGCAATATCCACGATCAGCGTGGCCGTGACCGGGGCCGACAGCGCGGTGCGCGGCGCGGTGTAGAGCCGCAGGCGAGCCGGGCCTGCGCTGGCATTAAGCTGATCGAGCACTGCCTGCAGGCGAGCAGCGGCGATGTCGGCAGATATTTCAAGCGACATGGATGATCTCCGGCGTGATGTTGTCGCCCACGGCCGCGCCGTACTGACCCGTGTGGTCGTAGCTCAGCACGGTGTACTTCACGCCTTCGCGGATGCCCCGGAATTCATAAGCGCCGGTGGCCGCATCGCTCCAGGTTTCACGTACCGTCAGGCGGCTGCGCTCGTCAATCAAGAGCACGCGGCGGCGCCAGGGGGTGTTTGCGGGTGCGTGCTGTTCTTTCACTGTGCCATAAATTATTCCGGCGCCACCGTGATAAACATCTAAAAAAGTGTGCTCGCGCAAGTGGCCGATGGCTGCAGCAACAGGTACCTGGGACGCTGGCAGAATGCGCTCAGAATGCTGGACTGCACTACGGTAGCGTTTAAGGGGGGCCGCATCCACGGGCAGCACAATGAGATTGTCATCAAGCGCCTGGGGTGTAAATGCTGACTCGTACCGGGGCAGACCGTTAGTCATACGCAAGCCGTCGAGATACCCTTTAAATTTATAGAGGCTGATATCCTTCCCGCCGATGTGCAGTGTAGTGGCCGAGGTTCCCGCAATCGCGCCGAGCAGGGTGTCTGATCCAATCTCAACGCCATTCAAAAAGTGGCGTAGCGTGCTGCCGACGCGGGTTGTGGCTACATGCACCCACTGCAGCAGTGGTATCGCTACCTGCGCGCGTCGAAAAGTCCCGTCGAAAAAACAGAGCTTGTATGCGCCACCCTCTTCGGCCTCGATCGCCCATACCCAATTTGCCGCAGTGGCTGCATTTGTACGTGCATCGAGTATCTGCAACCACTTTTTCGAAGTGTCCAACAAGTAGACCCAGGCCTCAAGTGCAAAGTCCCCACCGAGATAGCACAGCGCAGGGCTGGATGGTATCGACAAGCCTCCTGTACCGTCAAAATAAAGGGAGCTGCTGCCGAATCTGCTTACGGCTGTGGATACGGACACGCCACCGAGACTAGTGATAGGGTTTGCTGCCGCACTGTGGTCTGTCAGGGTGTCCAGCACCAGCAAGGTGACATCCGATAACATCGAGTCCACATTAGTGGTTGCCGGGTCAGCGGTCAGCGTCAACGCACCCGGGTATAGCGCGGATACTACGGATTTGTGAGTTGTCCAGCTGCCCCCATCATCGGAATACTGCAATGTGATATCCGAAGGGAACATGCCGGAACTATTGCCAGAACCTAGCCGAAGGGCCGCAACCTCAATCCCAGCTCCTGCCCCAAAATCCCACAGCAGCGCAAACCCTGGCTGCACATAAGCAGCATGAGGCCATGACACGACGCCGCTGGCAAGACCATCGCGCAAGTCAGCGAGCGCCCCGACGGCTGGCGCAACCGTCGAGCTCAGCGTGCTCGCAGCATCTGCCAGGGTCTCAGCCTCATAAAGCCGCGCTTCCGAGATTTCCAGCGAGCCGTTGTCCATGGTGCAAAAGCCCGTCAGCCGCCAATACCGATGCACCGCCATCAGACCCTCCAGTCAGAGACGTTATTGATAAACACGCAGCCGCATTGCGAGGGCGTCGTGATGAGCGCGCCCAGGCGCACGGCCTGCACTTTTTGGCCAACTATGTCGCCGCTGCCAGCGATCGTGTCACCCGTCGCAAAGCTGGTGTTGACGACTTGCGGCGAGGAGCGCAGGCCCGGCAGGTAGCCGCGCGGCCCCTGCGCGTTATGCAGCAGCACCGGTGTGAGCATCAGGCCGTTGTCGGCTGGCAGCGGGTAAGCAAAGCCGACCGACCCGGCGACGTGCGCAGCCGCAACGCCCAGCGCCATCACGGGCGCCGACGACACCTGCACAGCGCCGCCTAGGGTGTTCGCGGCGCGGGCCATGTACAGGCCGTCATACGCCTGCGCGCCGTCGGCAAAAATCAAGTCGTCGCCGAACGTGCCGCCCGCCGCCGACGACTTGTCCGACACGTTGCCGCGCAGCACGCAGGCGTAGGGGTCGCCGCTCTTGAGCGACAGGACATCGCCGAAGTAGTTGCCCTGGTACTCGCCGCCCGCGCCAAGGTTTTTGACGAAGAAATAGAAGCCCCGGTCATCTGCATGAATGCGCCACTGGACAGCGGCGCCGCTGGCCGCATTGGATTTGCTCCACCAGAGCCCATCCGCGAATTGCGCAGCGCTGGGGAACAGGCCGGAGCCGGTGCTGACATCGCTCATGGCTTCAAAGCCGCGCACCCGCGCAGTGGTCGTGCCGGTGTCATCCACGCGCAGATAAAAGCCCGTCCCCTCGACGGAATTGGATTTATACGCGGCCAGATTGGCGCCGGTGAACGCTTTGTTCCAGCCCGCCGCCGCAACCTTGAGCGTGATGGCTCCGGTGGCTGCGCCGTCGGGCGCCGTGGTGGCCCAGCTCACAGCATTGGCGCCCACGGCGGTGACACGCTGCTCGCCGTTCAGTGCAGCAATGCTGGCGCCAGCCACCAGGATGACGGCGTCTACGCCAGCGCTGGGCGTGGCGGGCACCGTGGCCGTGGCGATACCGCCGGATACGACCAGCGAGGTCACACTCTGCAGGCCAAAGCCCGTGACCAGCACGGCGTCAAGCACGGACAGCAGCGCGCCAGCGGTGCCGGACAAGACGGGTGCGCCGGGCATGGCGCTGTGAAACGATTTGGTTTTCATGTTTTCCTTGATTCGGTTTTCTGGAATTGATGGATCAGGCGTTCACATCGCCCCGGAAGGCCATTTCAAACTGGTCTGATTTTTCGGTGTAGCGGCCTTGCAAGATCGTGCGCAGGACGTGGACGGGCGCGCCGCAGGCGTAGGTGTCAAAGCGCTCGACATTGCCCACCGACCAGCCGCCGCCCCAACCCAGCGCGGGCGCGGTGAAATAAGCGGCCCCAGTGGCCGGGTTGACGGGCGCGCAGTCGGTGTTGATGTCGCCCGTTCCGACCTGTCCAACATGCTCGCCGATGATGCGGAACTGACTGGCGCTGGTGAAAATCAGCGCCCAGCGCTCGCTGATGGCGCCGCGATTTGTCACTGTGACCGGGTAATCGGTCTGGTTGAAATTGGCTAGCGGCGCCGCGCCGATCAGCTCATCGCTCCATGCGCCCGTCCACGTCTGCTGGTCGATGTAGTTGGCGACGCGGGCAAACAGGTCACCGAACAGCAGCACGCTGCTGACGTAACTGCCGAGCGGGTAGTCATGCGTCAGGTTGGGAGAAAACGACAGCTTGCCGCTGATGTCGGCCGTGTTGACCATCACCATGTCCTCAACCCGGTGATACACAGTCCACGGCTGCGGATATGCCGTGATGTCGCTGGCCACTGGCACGCTGAAGGTGCCAGGATCCAGATCAGTGGTGTAGAGCGCACGCGGCACCGTCATACCCGTGGCGTCCTTGACACGGATATCGGCAATGCGGACCCGGCCCATCTGGTAATCCACATCCTTGATCAGCGGATTGGGCAGCTGCAGCAGCGCGGTGTGATGCACGAGTACCAGCCCGCCTTCACGGTAAACCGGCACCCGGCCGTCGAGCGGTAGACGCACCGTGTCCAGCCCTAGGATGCTGGCGTCCAGCGGCAGGTAGCCGATGGCCACAGCGTTGTAAGTCAGCGTCTCAGGCACCACGGGCGCGCCGCTCCAATGCACTACGCCTCGAATCGCGTCAAATGAGCCGGTGTAAGCCCCGGACAGCTCACCCGCATCATTGGCGCCGCCGATCAGCTCACCGGACTGCAGTTGCAGCACCCCTGTTTTCAGCGGGGCAGTCCTGGTGCGGAAGACGCCGCCATCGACCAGCCCGCTGGAAATATCGCGGGTCAAATTGGCCCAGGTGACAAGGTTTAGCCCGCCCGCCGGGACGGCTGCAAAACTCAGCACACCGCTGGATGACAGGCTGCCCGCATTTGCCACCGCAGGCAGGCCCGTCTTGACATCCCAGCCCGCGCGCAGCACACCGGCCGCGCAGGTGTAGAGCGCGCCGCCCAAGCTGAACACGGCCGCATTGGTCGCATCTGACGACGGCGAGCTGGGCAGCGCCAGTGACCAATCCAGCGGCGCCAGCGGCCAGGTGGCGGTGACATAGGTGTAGGTGATGGCCTCATCCGAGGTGTAGGTCGTCACGGACTTGGCACCGATCTGGTAGAGCACATCGCTTATCGCGCCGGTCGTGACAGTGCCTTGTCCGATGTGGTTGCTGTAAGTTCCTTGCACATACCAGGCCGATCCCTCCGGCGGCGCGGTGTAGGCGCGCAGCCACATGGACAACCCAAATGTAGGGGTGAGCGCGATCTGCCCGGTGGCGTAATTGATGGAGCCCAAATCCACTGTCTGAGAACCAGCAGGCGTCCCGAGCACCGAAAAGATGCGCCCCCCCTTGTCGTACAGCCAGGTGTAAAAATCAGAGCCAGGATGGACCGCATTCGAGGGGTTTACCAACCGCACGAGCGCGGAAAAACTGCCCTCAGCCATCGGTGTTCCAACCACATCGGTCAGGGTAAAACTGGCATCGCCATTGCTCAAAAAATCCGTGCTTGACGGCGTGACAACCGTGTGCGGAGTGATGACGGTTACGCTGTGCGGTGTGGCCAAGGTGTAATCCACCGTCACGCCCGCGTCCGGGAACAGCGTGGGCGTGAAGCGCCAGCGCTGCGCGGTCGGCGTGCTCATCAGCTGCACCAGCGCCGCGTCGCTACCCGAAGGTGTAGCCGACTTTGCAACGCCGCCGCTTGTCCAGCGCACAGTTCCAATCGGCTTATCCCATGGCGTCTCAATGATCGCCGACAAGGCGTTGGGGACTGTCGCAAGATCGTAAGCTGCTGCGCTGGCCGCTGACCCGTAGCTGGCCAGCAGCATGCTCCCGACATCGGGCAGCGCGCCCAGCGTAGCAGCTATTGAACCGGTTTCGTAATTGAGGTTGCCGACCCCATAACCGCTGCTGCCGCCGGACAATTTCCCGTAAAGCGCGGCATCGGTCAGGGTGTACCAGCGGCCCTGCGTCATGTAGTCAAGCGCAAACGTTCCCGGCGCCGGAGGCGGTGAAAACACGTTCACATAGCCAGTCCCCTGATTTGCGGTCGTGATTGTGAAGGCGGCGCTGTGCGGTTCTGCTGCCACCGCTGTGGCGGGGCGGTAGGCCAGGCTCACGGCGACCATTCCGTAAGCTGGCGCATCCACGCTGAAGGTGGCCGTGCCCATGCTGTAACTCACGGTGCCTACGGGTGTGGCACCCTGCAGCAGCATGCCGTCGCCCACCTCCGTACATTGGATGGCGCCCAGCATGATGACCAGCGATTTCGGGCTGATGGGGCCGGGGGCCATCAATGTCGTTCCGGGGCCGACAGCCATATTGACGACTGGTGCCGAAATGCTGACATAGCCGGTCGGGTTTGTCGTGGTGCGCCGGGAATAGGGCTGCACATCGGTCATCGGCGTTTCAATGGTCGCCGCAGGAACGATAGGGGCATAAATGCCGTCATTGGTCATCAGGCTGTAGTCGCCTGGAGCGCCAACAGCACCTAGCTTTTTGATGCCGCAAAACTCTGTTCCGCCTGCCAGATTTGTGCTGTACACCTGAGCCCACGACGCTTCGACAAGTCCGACACGCATGGCGGGCGGGCCGAGAAAATCATGATCGAGCTTGTTGCTGATGTCGCAGGTCAGCACGCTGGCCGTCAGCAGCACTGTGTTGCCGCTCTCGATCACGGCAATCGTCTCAGAGGACAGGGTAGCGCGCAAAATCCGCACAAACTGCTCAACGCCGTCCGGGTTGCGCAGTACCAGCGTGTCTCCGCCCACTGGGGCCGTTCCGCCGACCAGGCTAATCAGCCGGATCTGCCTGCTCAGCGCATAGTGCGTGTCATACAGCCGATAAGCGATGCGCGGGCCTTTGACCAGGTATTTCTCAATCGCCGCCTGCGCTGTAGCGCGGGTGTCAGCCCAACCGTCGGTCTTGAACAGTGCGCAATGCACCAGCGGGTCAATGGGCGGCTGGGTGATGATCGCGTGCGCGCCCAGCAGCATGTCGGTATCGCTGGTCTGGGCCACACCAAACACCTTGCGGATTTGCGCCCGCCCGATGGCCCAATCCACTTGCGAGGAGTCCGGGAACAGGTTGTTGCTCTGGCCATCGACCACGGCAGTGCCCGTCATGGCACCGCCGCCCTCTGGCACGTCAGCCATGACAGCGGACTTCATGAGCTTGATGTCTTCAGTGAGTATTGACATTTATTTTTCCAAAAATCGAAAGGTGGGCAAGTACAGCAGCTCGGGTGTGATCTCGCCGTCGAGCAGCTTAAAGATGGGCTGGGCCGTAAAGCCTTTGCGGGCGTGGTCAAAAATCACGGTGTGGGCCACGCCGCGCACGACCAGCGTCAACTCGGTGCCGGGCAGCGCGGCCCAGGCCTGCAGCGTGTCGCACAAGGCGCGGCTGATCCAGGCGGCGGTGTCCGTGCCTTCGAGCGTGATGGGACGCCCGGCCAGCTTGAGGGCCACGTCCACCAGCAGCGCGCCTTCGGTGCTGTATTCGCTGGACTGCTCGACCGGGGACCAGTCGTATTCGTCGCTCCAGTGCAGGCGGTCGCTCAGGTGCGCCGTGGTGGCGTTGTAGGTCAGGGTGATGTTCATGATGCGGTGCTGCGTGCAGCGGCAAGCTGATTCAGGATGTCGGTGAGGTTGGCGGAACTGGCCGCGTCCGTCATGCTGATCGTTTTCTGGGCGCTGCCGGGTATCGTGACGTTGGTGACGTAAGTGGTAGCCGCTGGTGCGGGCGCAGGCGTCGGCGTCGGCGTCGGCGTGGATGCAGCATTGCTTTGCGCTGCAGCCGGGTTTTCTATAGCACCATTTTTCTGACTGTCGATGAAGATTTGCAGCTGCGTCTGCACTTGTTCCCACTTCATACGATCAAGCTGACCCGCAACACTAAAAGCGCCTCCCATTTTGTCGAGGTCTCTGTTTGTCTGTGCGTTGACTTTGAGCGATTCGACGACGGCCTTTGCATCCGCAAGATCAGCCGCGCTCAAGGTTTTTTCCTGGATTTTTTTGAGCAGTGAGAACTGCAGCGATAGGTCTTGTGCATCCTGGCCAGCAAGAAACTTTTCTCGGTCGCCGCCGCTGGTGGGCACTACGCTGCCGCTGTTCGCGGCGACGAAGTCTTCTCGGGCTTTAAGGGCCGCTTCGCCTGCCCGTGTATAGGAGCCGGCCAGGCCATCGACGATACCGGCCAATCCACGCGCGACAGCCTCACCATCGCTCATTGCCTTAACGATGGATTTCCCTGTACTGTCAGTCTGGATTTCCAGACCTTCCATGGCAGCACGAGATTTGACTGCTGCAGTGGCAACACCGTTATTTGCGTCGATCATCCGGCCCAACATCACTTCTGCGGCGGCGCTCTTGCGCCGCTGCCAGGCTTCGTAAGACTCGCCCTCCGCCAGCCCAGCAGCCTTCATCACGCCATAAGCCTCTTCGGCCTTTTTTGCAGTCAGCGCCAGATCTTCGCGGCTCTTCATGCCCAGCTCAGACATTGCTTCGCGTACGCTGTTGATGCCTGGCTTGGCTTTGTCCAGCGCGTCGCTCAATTCAAGGGATTTTTGCTTCGCCTGGTCAAGTAGGCCATTGGTGACAGTCTCGCCCAGCTTGGCGCGCATGGACTCAATTTGCTGCGTGACCAGCTTGAGCGCCTGCTGCGTGTCAGCGGTGTCGATGCCTTTGCTGATGCTGGCTGTCAGGGCGCGACCTGTGTCCACACCCTGGGCTTTGAGCCGGTCCAGCCCATCAATGATGATCTGCGTGTCGTTGACAGCGCTTTGTGCCATTTTGCTGACGCCGCCGCGCAGACTCTCAAAATCCAGCCCAGTGCGCTTAATGGATTCGCGCAAGCCAGCATCAACCAATTGGGCCAGCAATTCAGCCTCACGCTTTGCGCCGCTGAACGCAGCACGGGCAGTGGTTTCAAACACTGCTAAATCCTTGCCATTTAGCGCATCAGCCCATGCCGCCTGAAACTCTGTTGCTGTCAGCTTTCCATCAGCTCGCAGCTTGTCGAGTACACCAACTGCATTTCGGATGCCGGGCAGCTTACTCAGGTCAAAATCCTTGCCAATTTTGCCGATGGCCTCAGCGGCGGTGTCGCCGCCCTTGACCAGTGCGTCAAATTTCATGGTCAAGTTGCCCGCTGCTTTTGACAGGCCAAAGGCTTCGTTATTTGCTGTGCGAGTGGCTTCGGCCTGCTTGTATTGAGCGTCGGCAGTGGCCTTGGTAGCAGCAGCGAGTTCTTTCTCCTGCTTAGCCATGATGTCTTCGGCGCTTGCGTAGCCCTGCCATTTTGCGATGCCTTCGCCGAGCGCCTGGCCAGTTGACTTGAGAAGGCCGTAACCAACATAGGCCACAGTGCCCCACAGCGCAAACTTGCTCGCTGCCATCATCACGGCCCCGCCCAGTCCGGTAAACCCGGTAGCGCCCGCCGCTGCTGCACCCGCCGCAGCCCGGCCCGCGCCTGCTGCTGCCGCGCCATAACCGGAGATTCCAGGGATTGCACCAGCAGCCGCCTGTCCATGAGATCGCGTCGCCGCTGCAGCGCCCGCGCTAGCCGCCTCCTGGGCAGTTGCCGCCGCTGCCGATTGGGCAATGGCGCTGGCCATCAGTCTGGCGCTGGTAGAGGTCAACACGTTGGATGCAGCGTAACCGGCCCAGAGCGTGGTGGCAGTTCCAGCGACTTTTATCACTGTCGATAGATTGTCAGACAGCACGTTAATCGCACCAGCTACCGCTTTGGTGCTGCCAGAGCTTTTATCCAGATCACCGATGAAATGTACCCAGGTGGTGCTTAAATTCTGGATTGCGCGTCCCACCGTGGGCGGCAGATTTGCAAAATCAGCCTTGACGGCATCGGCTTGATTTCTCAGCGCACGGATCACCGCATCAGTGGTCAGCCCGCCCTCCATTGACATTTTTCGCAGTTCACCCGTCGTGCGGCCCAGGCCTTCAGCCAGCGCCTGCGCCAAGCGCGGCGCCTGTTCCATGACAGAGTTAAATTCTTCGCCGCGCAAGACGCCAGACTGCAAACCCTGAATCAACTGCGTCACTGCGGCATCAGCCGACTCAACACTGCCGCCGGACAATTGGATTGCCTGATTGATCGTCTCTGTCAGCGCCAGCGACTGGTCAACGGCCTCTTTCGTCCCCATGCCAGCGCTTTTACCAGCTTGGGCGATACGGACGAACAGGGTGGAGGTTTGCTCCAGGTTGCTGTTGGTGCGCAGGGCAATCTCACTGACGCCCTGAAAGCTGCTTTCGAGCAGTGGGCCAGATCCCGTGATGATCTTGATCCGGGCCTGCAAATTATTGAAAGCGTCGGCGGTATAAAGGGCGTCTTTAGCCAGGCCACCCAAGAATCCACCGCCCACCGCGATCATGGCGATTTCCTGGATTTTTTGTAGCTGGGAGCCGATATTTGCTACCCCGGCGCCAGCATCTGCCGCCGCCTTTTTTTGCTGATTTGCCGAGTCGGTTGCCGCCTGTGCTGCATGCCCATAGGCTGGGATCAGTGCATTGATTTCAAGCTTGGCTGCGCCCACGGCAGCCCGCAGAGTAGCCTGTGTTTGCGACAGGCCTACTGTGCTGATACCCATTTGCTGCAGCGCAGCGCGTGACTGAATCACGGCTGCATTTTGCGCAATCACATCGGCTTTGGCTGCCCGCACCGCGTCACCAAGATTTTTCAGTTGCCGGGTCTGAGCTGCAGTAGGCGCACCTGACGCAGCCATTTCACGGCCCAGCTTTTGCGCTGCATCCTGCGCTTCGCTCAGCCGTGTAGCGGCATCTTTCGCGCCTGTCTTGAGTTCAATAAACCGATCTACAGCGGCTTGTTTTTCGCCTAGCGTGCGCAGCGCAGCAGCAGCGGCCAGGGCTTTGGCTTTTAAGTCGCCATCGAGCTCTTGCGCCAGTGATTCAAGCTTTTGAGCCATATTGGCGATTTCGGCATCGCCTTCAGTCTTGGCTCTGATAAGGATTTCAACGGGTTTAATGGCCATGCCCGCACTTTGCCGGGTGCGGGCATGGGTGAAAACTAAAGCGCCTGAAAGTTTGCACACCCGCGCTGCGAGTGCCAGGTGTCAGGTTTTAGGCAATGCTGGTCTTGTAATAGCGGCTGATGCCTGCGCCAGTTTTAGTCATGTCCTGCAGCACGGAGCCGCTCACGTCCAGCGCGCCAAAGCTCTTGTCGATCAGCGCCAGGCTCTTGGTCACGCCCTGGCTGACGCGGTAGATGTCCACGACCGTGGGCTTTCCGCCGTCGGCTTCGTTCAGGCCGCCAAAGGTCAGCTCCAGCTCTGGCGCTTTGGTCGTGAGCGCTTCAATGATGGCGTAGTCACCAAAGCTGTAGCTTGTCCACAACTGCTCCTCATTGGCCACGCCCGCCGCGTCTGCTTTGATAAAAATGCCTTCAGGCCGAACTTCGTAATTCACGGCGGGGATCACGGTAGCCCCGACTGACGTTGCGCCCTTTTTCAGGGTGACGGCAGACGGCCCGATATTGGCCAGACGGATCAGGCCGCCCAGCGTGCAGATGTGCGGCTCATCGACGAT